TTATGCTCTCTTAAAAAAGATTCAGTAGCTACGTTAGGATTAAGTTTACCTAACACATCAGACACAGTTTTAGCGTTTACTTCTAAATTGTCTTTAGCAATAGTATCAAAGACTTTTATATTTAAGTCTTGAAAAAATTCTGTGTCGTAATTTAAAGTATCCATTATTTTAAATACCTATATTTAATGTTATCTACGAGTTTACTCTGGTATTCTTTTTGTCTTTATCTTTGTTTCAGCAACTGGTGCTGGATTTACCTTCTTAGTAGTACCATCACCAAGTTCAGGTTTTTCCTTCTTAGGATCAGGAGGAGGAAATCTTCCAACTGCTATAGCAAGTGCTGCTGATTGATCACCACCAGTTTGGCTTAAAGCTGTAGCATAATCTCTAAGAGCCTCTGCCATTACTTTTTGAGCAGATTGTAATACACTTGAATCTAATGGTGCTTTACCAGTTGTTGATACTAACTGCCCATCTTTAAACATAGCACCTACTCCTTTTGATTGTAATGCTTGATTGGTAATAGCATTAACATTAGCAGGATTAGTTTTAAATAGAGCAAGTCTTTTAAGTTCATTAGCAGTTATAGACGTTTTATTTTTTAAAGCATTAATAGCATTAGTAGCTAACTTATCAAGAATAGCTATGTCTTGATCTGTATCTTTTTCTCCTCGCGCTAACATTCTTTCCATTGCTGCAATCTCTGCATCTTCACCAGCAGTTTGTAAAGCTTCTTGTCTAAGAGCAGCTTCAGATGCAAACTTCTCATCAGTTGCCATACGTTCTGCTGCAATCTTTTGAGCTTCCTCCCCTATAGTACCTAACTGCGCTCCCTCTGGATTACCTCTACCTGCTGCACTTAACATTCTAAACAAAGCAGTAGTATTAAATCCTACACCAAAAGGATCACGTCTTTTACCTTCACGATCTAATCTTGCTTGAGCAGCAGCTTCAGCACGTTTAGCTCTATCTGTCAATTGTTTTTGTTGTAGTGCTGCAATTGCTTTAGCTTCTGCTTCTCGCTTTGCTCTGCCTTCAGGTAAATTTTCATACATTCCTTTTAAAGAGGCATTTCTTCTTGTTAAAGGATTATTAATATTTATTGGGTCAAATCCTAGTTCTCGTAATTCTCCAGCAGTAGGTTCAGGCGCTCTACCCTGTTGCCTACGAATAAGAGGAACAAGCCCACCTTCTCTACGAGAAACAACACCACCATGTTGCCTCGCAGTCTTTCCACCTAGCTGACCAAATAGATTACCCACTCCTGTTCCTATAGCACCTACATTAGTAGCTAAGTTTTGGAATGGAGAAGGTCCAAAGGTAGTAGGATTCTGCCTGACTTCTTGTTTTAACTGAGGAAAGCCAAATGCTGCTCCTTGCATTCTGTCAAGAACCTGTTCAGGAAATGCTTGTTCTTCCAGAAACTCTTTGTATAGTTCATCAAGTGCAGATTGCGTTTGTTGTTGTTGTACAGCACCTACTTTTTCTAGACCCTGTAGTTCTCTAGTCTGTTGACCTAGTTGAGCAGGAGATAGTCCCATCAAGGCTGTAGCCTCTCCACGTTCTCTAGCCTTCTGTTGTTCAAAAGCTTTTAATCCTGTGTTGTAAGCTGACTGCAATCCCTTGGCTTGAATATCTCCCAGAAATTGTTGCTGACCTCTCATAGCTTCTGCTTCTAAGATAGCTCCTCTACTACCACCAAACGATCCTGCTTGTATCTGAGCAGCTTGTACTTTAGGAAGAACTTCTTGCTCAAACTTTTGCTGTGCCTCTCTTTTCTCTATGTCTATAACAGCTTGTTGGAAAGGAGACATAAATCTTTCAGCAACATCACCTGTAAATTCTTCACCTTGTCCACGTATTAAAGCTTCAGCATCTTGAAAGCGAGTACCAGAAAGTCCTGGTCCTGTTCTTTCTATAGTGCGTTCTCCAGTGACAGGATCAATTGTAGTTTCAAATCCAGCAAGACTCGTAAGACCACTTTGAGCAGCAAGTTGTTCAGGAGTAAACTCTGCAATAGTTTGTCCTGTATAAGCCTTGTACCCACCTGGGTCTATGGGTTGACCTGCATCGTCAAGAACTAATTCTCCCTCTTCATCTCTTAGACCCTCTGAGCGTAGTGAAGCTAAAGCAGATTCACGCTCAAGGTAATCTTTCATGAATGGAGCAATCTCGTCTGCCAGAGATTGTTGAGTAATAGTTACTCCACCTGGACGAGCCTGTGGTTGGAAAAACCCTGTACCTAATGTTGATGCCATCTTTTAGTTCCTTATCCTAAACTAGTTAAGCCTGATTGTAAAGCTTTAGTTCCATTAATTTCGTTAGGTTGTTTCTTTGTACCATAGGCTCTTTGACGAATACTTTTAATAGTCTGATCCATAATCTTTGCGCCTTCATCTGGATTGCCATTGCCCAGTGCTGCCATAGTATATGCATCCACTACATATTCTTTAGGACTTACAGCCAAGGTTGCAACCTGTTCACCATCAGATACAATAGGCATTTGTACATTGTCTTCCATGCCATGACCATCACCACCTATCATTCCTGAAAATTCACCACCTCTGGCTCTGTTGACAAGACCACCTTGTTTTGCTTGTCTATCAGGAAATAGTAAAGATAGAATAAAATCTTCATTATCTTCATCTGGATCAATAATAGGAATTTCTTTTCTTCTATTATCCAAAGCTACTTGATTTACAAAATTTCTATCTGGTAGAATACCTCCTGAACTCCACTGAGAACTAAAATCAGGATGACCAAAATTGGCAAAAGGAAAATCACGATAGTCTGCTTCATAGTCATCATAAAGACCTGCTCCTCTTTCTCCTCCCTGATCATAACTAAAAATAATTGGACCTCCAGTATTATCTCTTTGTTCTAATACAGTAATTCTTCCCTGTCTTAAAGACTGTGGGTCTAAAGCACCTATACCACCATGAGCATCTAACCATTTTTTATAAGCAGTAAATGCAGGGTCTGGTTGACCACCTTTATTTAAACTAACAAGCCCACCTTGCTTTGCTGTCTGAGTACTGGGAAGATAACTGACTCCTCCTACCAAATCTTGAGCAGTAATTTCTTTACCTCTATGAATTGTTTTACCTTTTGTCCTTAACTCAAGAAGTTGTTTTTGACTGAGTTCTCTTCTATCTACATTAGCCGCACGTACTGTTGCTCTTCTATTTAAATCAGGTATAAACTTAGAAGGTCTTCCTAAACCACCTTGTCCTTGATTAGGATCAGTAGGAATAGCACTCTGTCTCTCTGCCTCAGACATAACAGCAGAACCTATAGGAACAAGACTACGTTGAAGCAATCCTTTTCTAGAGAACTCAAGCGCCCCTTGTGGACCAGTTGGTTTGAATACTCCACTGTATCTACCTACTCTAGATAGAAAATCATCTTTATCATCTTTTATCCTTGCCCTTCTTCTCTCGCGTACACCTTGAGTCTGACGAAATCCTTCTTCCTGTTCAGCTAAGGTAATAGCATTTTTTTCAAATTTTCGTCTTAATTCTTCTTCTTCCTTATCTACATCAAAACCATAAAAATCACGCTCCTCTTTAGGTCTAGTAGCATAATCTCCTAATGCTCCTGCTGCAAAATCAAAACCAAAGCTTCCTATATTTGGTCCTTGTCCTTCATCAAAATATTCACTGAATCCATAATCTAATGCTGCATTAGTTGCTGCACCAGTAAGTCCTCTACCAAGAGAAGAATCAAAGAAATCTCCTACAGGTGAAGTACCATCACTACTTGTAAAACTATCTGCTACAGCACCTATACCAGCACCAACAACATCTCCTACCACAGCCTTACCTATGTTTATTCCCAAGTCTTTTAGAAATCCTCCAAAACCTGCATTTACTTGAGGCATATCTAATTCTTCATTAAATTTATCAATAGTTAAAACATTAGGCATATTATATTGATTAGTGTCAATACCTACATCAAATAAATCTGGGTCTATAGAAGATAAACCCACTTGAGGACTTAACATATTTTTTATATTTTTAGTGCCTATGTTTAATTCTTTTTGTTCTTCATAAAACTTATCAAAAAAAGCAGGATTCTTTGCTAACAAAGCTTCAGCATAAAGTTCAGGTAAAGAATCTCCTCTCTTGGCTATAGGTTCTACATCCATATCTTCCTCTTCCATCATGGCAGGACCACCTCCTTGTCTAGCCATTACTGGTTTATTTGACATGTAGTTGACCATCTCCATACGATCATCCAAAGAACCTCCTTGAATCATATCGCGAAAATCCATGAACTCTTCAAAGTTTTTATTTTGCATTACCAGAGCCTTTTCCAAAAGAAGAATAGTTAGACTGTTGATTATTATTTATACTAGATACATTTTGTATTGGATTAAACTTCTGTTGAATATTATATAATTCAGGCAGCATAATCTGTCCCTGATTTAAATTACTAATCAAAGTACTATCATTAATAAATTTAAAATATTCTTTATTTGTCATTAGTTAAAGTCTTTCCATGTTGTTGATGCAGCAGTACTAACATATCCTCTAAACTTACCACTACTTGCAGAGTAAGCAATATCTCCCCCTTTAGGACGACCAATGTCTGATACTGTTACAACTGTATATATATTTGTAGAAGGCGCTCCCTCACTTACTTGATCACGTAAATCAAGTTCGCTTATTAAAGCAGCACCCCATCTCTCTACTTGATTATATACTTTTCTAGCTTCAGGTTCTTCTACATTTAATAGAAAAGGAAGATCAGGATAACGTGACATTATCTTCCCCCATCAGGTTGAAGTGCTACACGTATTGCACCCCATCTCCATTTAGCTTCAGTTGAATTGGTAGATACTTTAACACTGGCTTGTCTTCCTCTAGCTCTAAAATCTATTTTCTTTGTAGACTTACTAATTGTAAATGGTCCTTTAGTTACTGACTCTGTACTCTCAGGATATTCTTTAGTAGTAATAGAAAATTTAATATTACCATCTGTTAAATCAAAGTCAGGTATCATCTTGTTTAAAAACATTAGTTGATTACCATCCTCAATATCAAAGTCTGCTGACTCAATAAAGGATGTTAATGCTTCTCCTGAACCTGTCTGTAAATTAAAGCCTACAGGCTCATTGTCGTATAGATTACTCCCACCCACTGTAGTTCCTGTGGTGATAGTATTACCAAACACATACTGATCAGCAAAGGTAGTAAACAAGGTACTCCCTATTGTCCAGTAGTTACCCTCTGGTGAAAAAATAACATACTTATCACAATCATTATTTGTTGTATTCTTAGAAGGATATAACCAGATAATTTCATTAAACTCAGAACTAATTCCTGCGTAAATTTTATCTGCTTGATCTAAGTTTAATTCATCAAACACATGCTTTCTAACAGTGCAAGGCAAAGTTCTGACTTGTCCATCGTTTATATAAAAGTTATCATGCCCCATCCAGACAGAGGCTCCATTATAATCTACTGCTGCATGAGGTGCAATTAATCCACAGTTTGATCCAAGTTGTTGAAACTTAAATACAAAAGGAGGACCAACAAAACTCATAGCCCACAGAGCATTATCTGTCCAGATATTAATAGCCTGTCTTGACCTAACTCCACCTACAATTCTTGTACCATCTGTTAAGAGATTATCCCCTGCATTAGAACTAACAGATGGAGTCCAGTTATCTCTTCTATTGGTATCACACCATCTAACCAACATGGGATTATAGTTACCTGCCAAATCATTGGCACCCATGGCTACAATGTGTCTATCGTTAGGAGATACTAAAACAGAATCAACAGTAGCAGGAGAATTTGTTACTGTGGTTAGACGTATAGGAGAAGTAGAAGCATCTGTATCAAAAAAGAATATAGGTCCTTTTCTTCTATTGGCAACTACGTCTTCACCATAATTATCAAGACTCCATTGCGTAATTTGTGTAACCAATCCTGATGATCCTGCTGACGCTGGTTGATTCCAGGCTCTTGTTTGAGAAGCACACACAGTTGCTTGATACTTTGCAGCACTATATCCCAGACCTTCAACAGCAGTCGATGTGCCTGTAGAAATTAAATAATTCAGAGTAGCATTACCTGCTTGAGTGCTAGTAGCATCTGCTGCATCTGTTACACTAATAGTATAAACATTAGTATTTACAACAGAGTTAATAGCATAGGTATTACCTGTTAAATTAATATTACCACCAAGGTTTGTACTTGCTGAAGTAAAGTTTACAAAATTACCTACTACAGCATTGCTTGCATTATCAGATACACATACTCTAGTTGACCCTGCTGATGTACCAAAACAATTACTTAGGGTAACAGCAGAAGCTAAAGGTGTCACATCAAATAAAGTATCTCCATGAAACTCAAATAACTTTTTATCAGTTCCAAACATTGCTCGTTTTGTCTGACTATTATCAACCCATGTCAATAAGTCTCTGGCATTACCATCAAAGGTATCGTCTATCTTAGGCTCATATCCTCTAAGACATTCAGGCTTTCCATCACGAAAACGAACTCTATCTGCATTAAACCACTTTCCTTCTTCAGCATATTCAGTAGACTCTTTAAATATACCTGCTGGAAAATCAAGTTTAATTAATTTACCTGTCATGGTTTATCTCTTAAAATCATAAAGCATTACTGCATCAATTGTGGTAGCACTTCTAGCACTGTATACTAACATATCCACTGCTGCTGCTGTAGTAGTAAGAACAGGAACTGATCCACTTACAAACTTATATACTGTATTATAACCCAGAGTTCTGTTTCCTGTACTATCTTGTATTATATAGATCAAACCTGTTTGACCTGCTGTAGCATTAGAAGGAGCAGCAAGCGTTCTATTATCTGCAAGAGTCACAAGAAAATTATTCCCTGTTAAAAAGTCAACAGCAATAGAAGTTGCATCAGTCAAAGTTGTAATTGGATTTACAGCCCTTGCAGAAGTACTGATAATGAATTGACCATCGCGTATAGTCTTGGTTCCTAGAAGCGTTGTATTGACTGTCACAGAGGTTCTAAGATATCTTATATCAGCAAGAGAAGTATCAGGAACATTCGTGGCACATACACCTATGTCTGCACTAGCTGCTGTCCCTAAACTAAATCCTTTAGTATTGGTAGGAAGAACAGAAGTTGCATCACAATAAACCCATCCTATTCCTCCAAGAGGAACATCATACCCATCTCCACCAGCAGTTTTAATTTTAATGATATCGCTTGCAGTTGTATTGGCAGATACTGCATTGTTAATTAAATAATGTTTAGTATTACCTGGAATAACCAAAGAGATAGTATTATGAATTCCTCCTACTGTTCCTTTAATATGTATAATAGCAGACCTAGCTTGATCTCCTGATCCATTATTAGTAGTCAAAGTAACAGAAGTTGTAGCTCCTACATCAATAGTAGTAATACCTGCAATAGCCTGATCAGTTAAACTAATAACACCATTGTTTAATACGTCACCCCAAGAGTTAGGATTATCTCCATCCCCTTGCTTGTTTAATCGTATATTAGTTGTAAATGTACTTGCCATTATTTAAATTCCCTTATTAATTTTTGGTGTACCAGCAGCTACTATGTAACCTACCAACATCTTATCAGGTGTAGTTATTCTCATTATAGAAGTTTCTATCTTGTTATAATCTTTATATCCTGCAATTACTTTATCAACTATAAATAACTTAGGTTGTCCTATAAATCTAATACACTCTTGAGACAGTCTTTTTTTCATAACTTCACCAACATATGCTTCTCTACTCTTAGAATCTGCTAGTGCTAGGTCCATTATATCTTTCTCTTCTTTACAGATGAAAAAAGCAGCTACCTTATCTCCCTTGCTCCATACTTCTTGTGCTGCTATACAAGTGGGCAGTATTGTAAAACAGGCAATAAGAAATAGTTTGGCAAGCATCTGACTATGAACTTTCTCTAGGATTTCTAGGCCATTCGTCAAACTCTGAGGCTTTCTTACCTGCATCTTTCATTGCTTCTGTAAAGACTGTCATTGCTTCAAGACCTGCAACATCTGACTTTGCATCTATGGCAGTCTCAAGAGCAGCAGCTTTTTCTCTTAGGTCTGTACGCCACTTGGCAAGGTCTGCTGGCTTGGCAGTACCATTGTCTTGTTCTCTGATGACAATCCAATCAGTTTGCGCCAAGGTACTCTGAAGAACAGAAGATACATGGTTCTTCATTGTAGCCTTAATATCCTTTATGTCTCTAGCAGTTTGTGATCTGGTGACAACAACCTTGTCTGCCTGTACCGCAGGAGAAGACTCAGAAGAAGTGTAGAACATATTTTCTCTACCACTACCTTCATGTACATAAGGTACAATACCTAATGCTTTACGTTCTTCATCTGTCCAAGCAGACGTAAAGATAGCTTTTGAATATTGGACATTATTAATTGTCATTGCTTTAGGATTAGAAATTGTTTGTACAATTTTATTATCCACAATTCTTGCCCACATAGTTTAATTTCCTTTCTTAAAACTCGTTACTTTTCTGACACTCTATTGACCATACACAGGAGGTAGTGTACCATTACCAGAGATTTTTCCAAAACTCCAACCAACAAAAGTGAGAGTGTTGGAGTTCATGTCTGTGGAACTATTTCTAAGTTTTGCAGCACTAGATAAAAGATCAGTGGCAAAACCTGTGCTGTCACCCTCAGCAGTAAGCTGGTTAAATAATAAAGATTTCATACTAGAGTCATTAAATGGTTCACGTGCTTTATCCAAAACAATATGTTCAGTGGCATGTGTTACTGTCAGTTTTGTTGTTAAAAATTCTGGCTGTGCATTAAGAGAAATAAAAGGACCATTGGTGTTACTGTTTCCAACATATGAGAAAATATCAATCACACCCTGCGTCTCTGCTAAAACACAATAGTCGTATGTGGCGGTTGCTGCTGCTGAACCAATATCAAATGTGTTTGCTGTAATATCAGTAATTACTGTACTAGAAAATGGTAAAACATTTGTGTTTAACGCTAGTAAATTTCCTGCTGATACATCTGGGTGATAATAAAAAATATCGCTGCCAGAACGAGAAAAAAGCAAAACAATGTAGCGACTGCTACCTAAATTGTGCGTGACCGTTGTATCGCTGCCATTGCTATGTGATTGGCTTCCTGCTGCTGTTCCTGCGCTAGAAGAAATATCAAGGCTGTAGCCAACCCAATTGTCTGTTCCAGAGAAAGAACGAAGTGAACCGTAGGTCATATCTGTGTTGTTGGCTGGTAAGATGTATTCATTGCTGGCGTCGTGACTGAAACTAAATCCCCATGTTTCAGTTGCGCTTGCGCTGGCTCTACTTTTGTAAAAACGTAGATAACCGCTAAAAGATGATTCAGCAGTTTCCATGTCTGATAAAAGGGAACCTTCTTGAGCAAGTGTGACCGCAAAATGATCAACACCTTGTGAGTCTGGTGCTGTGAGGTTTGCAGAATTAGGAGCCAAAAAACCAGATGGCACAGCATACTTAAAGTTGCCATGCCCATTTTCATCAGCATTGCCACCAGCAGTTATGTTGCCAGACATGGTAGGGTTGTCACCAAAATTCATAACACCTATGTCAGATGATCTAGATGCGCCCATAATAAAAATATAATCTTGTACTGTGAGTTGGTCATCATGGTTATTAATATCTAACGTAGTGCTATCTGTTCCAGACCCATTTCTCCAAGTACCCTCTACTCCAATCCATACTTTTCCTGTGCTTGGCTCAAACGCCATTTGTTGTATGTCACCAGCCTGTGCTGTGGTAAAACCAGAAACAGAAGCACTGCCATTATCATACAGTGTACCTCTGTAAAAAAATGCTGATTCTCCTCCAGCACCAAAATAACCATTGCCATTACCAGCATTAAAATTTGCAATAGCTATTCCATTACCTAGTCTTCCACCATCTCCAGATACAGACCCAGTTTCAACGTAATATTCCCAATAAATTTTAGGATCATTTGGTTGTATTAAAGTTGTACCTATTAGCCCTTTTGCTACTTGATTGCCACCACTGTACACCATACGGTTGCTTCCAAAACTCATTGTATAACTAGACGCCAAGTCTCCACTAGGAATACCAATGTTTGAAATTTTGGGATACACTAAACTAGGTGTATTAGTTGATTGATTAACCGCCGCCATACTGTTAGGTGTATAATCATTATTGTTGGAACTAATATCATTTCCCAGATCAGCACTATTTGCAAAATCAAGACAGAAGCTATTACCTCCTGCTGTGGAGGCAAGAGAAGCTATGTCTGCATCTGCTTTTGGAACAAACTGAGAACCGTTTGTACCAAATGTAAAACTATCAAGTAGATCAGTAATACTCAAATCACCATTCTGAAAGGATTTATTTTCAAGCATAGTAAATTGTGTTAGATAGGCATGACCATACTGGCTACCGTTAAAACTATATCTACCAATTTCCTGTGTAACATTATCATTAAAAGCACTTGTTTCTCCGCTAGGGGTATCTGTACTTGCAGACAAGTCTGTAACTTCAATGCCGTTCACAAATAATTTAATCCTATCACTGGCGGTAACGCCGCTACCTGAATCAAAACTAACACAAAGATGGTACCACCCTACATCTCTGTACTTAGCACTGCTTGTTTTTCGTGCAGTTGTGGCACCTTGATAAACTGCAAAATCAAACCTGTCTGCGTCATCAAATCTGATCCAACTTAAATTTGAAGTAGAAGAACCAGCACTGAAAATTGTATGGGCGTTTGCAGCATTACCAAATTCGGTGCGTTGTACCCAAGAAGACCATATCCAACGAGTTGTTGTACCTGCACTAGGTGTTTTATTTAGATAATCTGCTGATCCATCTATCCAAACAGAGTTACCAATCAAAGTTGTGTCAAATGGTGTAGCACCACTACTAGCTGCTGCTGCACCAAATAATAAATTATTAGAAAATACCATGTTTAACTATTTCCATATGCGTTAGTTAAAATTGCATGAATGTTTTCTCCAGTATTATCACTAGAGACAGATACTACAATATAATCGAGTCTTCCCACTGCACCATTACTTACATCCAAAGTTGGTACACTTGCTCCTATAAATTTCCAACAAGTGTTATAAGCCAATGTACCACTGCCTCCTGACTGAACTAAGAAAATGCTTCCTGTTTGTCCTTTGGTAGCATTAGTAGGTCTAGCCAGGGTATGTGCTGCTGTAACTGTGGTAAGAAAGTTTTGAGCATTAGAGAAGTTTAAGGATACAGAAGTTATACCATTAATAGCTGTTGCTGATATAGCTGCTGCTCCTGACTTAGCCAAGAACAATTGACCACCCAGACTTACATTACCTGTAATCTGTGCTGCCCCACCAATCGTAGCTGTACCTCCTACATGTAAATTACCTGATACTGAAGCATCATCATCAAATGTTGCAGCACCTGTTGCCAAGAACGTACCTCCTATCGAAGTATTACCAGCTACATCTAACGTGCCTCCAACAGTTGTATTACCACTTACACGTACTGTTCCCAAGAATCCTGCTGCACCACTAACAGTGGCAGTGCTTAAAAGATTAACTGCACCTCCAATAGATACAGCCCCTCCTATTGAAGCTGCACCAACTACTGTTGCTGTTCCACCAATAACAATATTACCTGATACAGATACATCATCATCAAAGGTAGCAGCACCTGTAGACATAAACGTACCACCAACTGAAGTGTTACCTGCAACATCTAGCGTACCACCAACTGTTGTGTTACCACTGACTCGCACAGTTCCCAAGAATCCTGCTGCACCTGATACTGTGGCTGTACTGAGAAGATTAACTGCACCACCAATTGATACTGCACCTCCTATAGATGCTGCACCTACTATTGTTGTACTACCTCCTACTACTAAATTACCACTTACAGATACATTAGTTTTAAATGTAGCATTACCTGATACTGTGGCTGTACCTCCTACAAGAAGATTAGTAACTGAAACATTTCCTTCAACTGGGGCTGTAATTCCTGTTAAGTTAGAGCCATCTCCAAAGAAAGCACTTGCACAAACTTTAGCATTAGTGGCTTGAAGATTACCACCTGCTATTGTAACTGTACCTCCAATATTAACATTACCACTTACAGATACATCATCTTTAAAATGTCCTGCTCCTGCTACAGTAACAGTTGATCCTAAGACTGTAGCCCCTTCAAGCGAGGTAGCACCACTAACTCTAACAGACCCTAAGAATCCTGCTGCACCACTAACTGTAGCAGTGCTTAAAAGATTTACCGCACCTCCTATAGATACTGCACCTCCTATTGAAGCTGCTCCTGCAACAGTTGCTGTACCTCCAATATTTACATTACCGCTTACAGATACATCATCATCAAACGTAGCTGCTCCTGTTGTTATAAGAGTTCCTCCTACAGAGGTATTACCTGCAATATTAAGAGTACCACCCAGTGTAGTATTACCACTTACTCTAACTGTACCAAGAAATCCTGCTGCTCCACTAACAGTAGCAGTGCTTAAAAGATTAACTGCACCACCTACAGAAAGAGTTCCTCCAATTGTAGCAGTGTTTGCAACTATAAGAGAACTTACAGAAGTATCTCCTGTTGCTATAATACTGGTAAGATGTCTACCACTTCCAAAGTAAGAACTTGCACATACATCTCCATTAACTTTTAAAGAGCCTCCTACAGAAGCACTAGAAGATACTGCAAAGGCACCTCCTATTCTAATAGAATCAGTGGCTACAAGTAAAGCAGTGTTAGTACCATCTCCTCCCTCAACTTGTGTAAGAGAAGAAGATACAGCACCATTACCACTTACAGCAAGTTTAAGCAGACCTTTATAAGTATCAGCTATTCTTTTACCTGTTAAATCAAAATCACTCATGCGCTATTCCATACTGGTGAAACTACTTGATCACTCATGTTATTAGGAGTACCCTCCCAAAGTAAGTTAGCTGTATTCCACACTAGGTTACGACCTCCTGAATCAGGTCTAGGATTATCTATTTTAACATCATCCCTTACATCAGGAATTTTATTTTGGGGATGATTCTTTAAATCGAAAGCACCTTCATAATCTTCTGGACAAACTAATAAACCAAAACTATTTAGTTTCATTACCCTATGAGGATATCTAAAACCACAAGTATCACATATAGCTAATGCTTTACTATCTGTTGCCATTAGACTGTCCTGATTTTTGGTCTAAAGAAAATACTTGCACGTTCTTTATCTTCTTCCATTGCTCTAAGTAATAGTTCTTCATAGTTTCCTTTAAGCATTGCAATTTTTGCTGGATCAATGTTAGGTCTTTTCATTGACATATAATAAGCTAGACCACATGTAAGACAAGGCAAGAATCTTTTAGGCATGTCAGCATTTTGTCCTGCTGACTTATTAACATCTTCTAATTCACTTATACGTTCTATCTTTAATATATCTGTACTGTTATCAGGTAAAGGCCAGATGCTTAATGTTGGATTATCTCTATCTCTTTTAACAGTATATTGAGTGGCTCTACCTGTTTGTTTTTTATTAGGTATTAATAAATATTCTTCAAAAGAAATTCTGGTTAATTGAATATCAGTATCATCTCTATTTACAACTACTTCTAGAGCATCAATAGTAGAATTACTCAAAGCATATGAAGTAACACTGGCAGCTACTGTAACTGCTGTTACTTCAGTAGACCATAGAAGAACACCTCTGTTCTGCCAATCAGTCAGCATCAGATTAATAGAGCGACGAGCAGAAGCAGGTTCATGACCAAGGGTATTTTCTCCCCCAATCATTTCTGTTGCTTCTTGTATAACCTCATCTATATCAAGGTTAAAATTAAATGTACCACTAGTTGCCATTACCTACCTACTTTTTTTATAGCTTTTTTATGTGCAGCAGTAAAAGTATCTCCTTGTGACATACGAGTTCTCATGTATGTCATATGTTTTTTAGTATGATGTTTAGAATGCCTAGCTAAAGTATCTTCTTCTCTTTTAGTTAATTTTTTTACAATCATTAAAATCTCCTAAGAATCGTAACAAGAAGCTACAAGCACTTGACCACCACGTTTAGCAAAAGTTTTTACCATAGTAGGTTTACCGCCTACGCCTTGAGCTTTAGATCGTTTACGTTTAACTGCTGAACTTTTTTGAGATGAACTCATACTCTTAGCTTTAGCCAGTGGTACACATTTAGGATATTTTCTTTTACTTCCCTTTGTAGATTTACGTCCACATGGTTGATACTTACCATCTTTCTTAGGCGCTCCTATATCAACCCACTTCTCATCTACCCACTTTCTAAGTCCACCACCTTTTTTAGCTTTAGCTTTCTTTTTTCCTCCTGGTTTTACTTTACCAGAGCATACGGCAGATGCATACATGTTAGCATATGCTGATGGATACACATCAAACTTACGCTTTGCAGCAGCTTTACCTTTAGGACAAAGTTTTGCCATCTTAACATTTCCATCTTTTACGTGCTTGTCTAAGTCTTGAATTAGGATTCTTAGCTGCTTTTGGAAACTTCTTCATTTGTCCTGCTGATCTGGCACAGTAGCTCTTACGTCTAGCTGCTCTCTTTCCAGTAGGTTTTGATTCAGTTACAGCAGTCTTTAGTTTACTTCCAGGATTCTCTCTACGATATTTAGCCACACCTTTAGCAGTCATACCTGCTCCAGACCTAGTAGGGCGTTTCTGCCCTCCACGAATGGTATGACCCTTCATACCTTTACCAGTACTTTTTCTTTTAGGAGGCATTTAAATCTGCCCACCTTTTTTGTAACCATACATAATTCCTTGATTAACCATGTCTTTAGGAATTTTCATTTCAATATTAAAGTCTCCACCACCACGCTTATTAATCTTCTTCATTTTTTTCTTTTTAGGTTTATCTTTTATATTAAGTTCATCCTGATCTTTAGGCAAGTTATTGTAGCTACGTCTTACTAGTTTAAGTCCCATTTTAATTCTCCTTAATTATACAAAGAAGAAACAAGATCATTACCTGACATAACTTGTCCACCTTCTTTACGTTTATAAATCTTACCACCATATTTTTTCTTAGGCATGGATATTTTTTTCATTTCAGATTTAGACATACCTTGATAAACAGACTTACGATCTTTTACTTTAGGCATAGGAATTTTAATAGCTTGTCCTAGTTTAATTTTATTAAGGTCTTTAATCTGTGGATTAGCTGCTTTAAGTTTTTTTAGAGTAGTTCCATTATCTCTGGCTATCTCAGAAAGAGTATCACCCTTCTTAACTTTATAAGATTTAGAAGAACTTTTTGATTTTGATTCAGAAGCAGTTGCAGATTTTTTATCTTTCGTTAAGATTGGAATACTTGCAAGACCAGCAACAGTAGCACCTGCACCTGCTTGTGTAGCTGCTCTACGACGATCTCTAGCCTTTACACGTTTCTCAGCAGCAAGAGCAGTCTTAGAAAGTTTACCATCTTTACCTGTTACAGTTTTTCGTTGTCCTGCTCCTGGACGACCTTTAGGAGTTCTACGTACAATAGCTTGTTGAGTTTTACTTGTTTGGGCTGTACCACCCTTACCTTCAGTAGCTATTGTTCCCTTTGGTCGTTGCCTAATATTTTGTTTTACTGCTGTTTTAGTCTTAGGCATGTCTTCTATGTTCATTCTACGCCGTGCTTTTTTACCACTAGTAGTAGCTGCTTTAGGACTAATATCACGAATGATATTACTTATACCTTTAACAAGTGATCCTGCTGATTTACGTTTAATAATTTTATTTTTATTCATGACTAGTCCTCCTCTTTCATGAGGTCTTTGTCAGAAGAAGCAACCACGTTTGGTCCTTTTCTTGCTGCACCAAAACCCTGTCCTGTGGGACGCCCTACGATCTCATTCAAATCTGGATCAAGATTAGGGAGCTTACGTGCTGCTGCCCCTGATACAAAGTCTTTCATGATACTCTCCTTCTTCCTTTAGATGATAACTTTTGAAATTTTTTCTTTCCATATTTTTTTCTAC